GTTATCTGATTCGAACAATACGAATTTGGGTGACAATCATAATCAAGGCGACACAGGGTCAATCGGTACGGATCCTACTAGCCTAAAGCTCAATGATATGATGAGCTTTAAATGTTCAGTACCCTTAAAGGAGTTGTCCTTTGTGACTCTAGACGACGTTACGCCAGTTGTCGAGTCATACAAGCTCCCTCAAGGACTAATAGAAAAAATAGTGGAGTCAGTTAATTGCGTACTAGAATTACTTCTTATATACGGACTTCACGAACCAGGTACCCCCCTCGCTAAAGAACTTAACAAGGCAGATTATAGTGTAAAATACGCCAAAGCAGCTTTAGCAACTACTTATCGCATGATAAAATTTCACCTTCACCACAAGAGGTCTAACTCCTGGATGGTCTTCTGGAAGCATAAGATAAATGCTTTCTTCGCCGTCTGGGAGAAGGAGGAGATCGCCGCCCCGCCTTCCGGAATGGAAGACGATAAACCGAAATATCTTTTCGGCGGCGTGATCGGCCAATGGTGTCGTAAGTTGATTCATAGCGGAGAAGTCGACCTTGCCTTCAAAGATAAGGCTAAGACATTCATACTTTCATCATTAATGGTGAAAAAGGGAATGCCGCGTGCTGGAGAGGAACTCTGCCAGGAAGCGAAGTAATCGACCGTAACCGCTTTGACAACTAAACGACCCCAGGTTCTCCCTGTGTGGCTAAATCAGAATGTTAAAGCAGATGAAGGATGGATTAAGGAGCGTTTACAGTATATTAATGGCTCACATGTGAAGTGCAAAGGACAACGCAACAGAAGAGACGGACTCAGTATGCAGACCGCTTTCGACCTTATGAATGACGATGATGAGTGGGCTATAGGCCCTCAAGTCATTCGATTCCCTCAGGATACGCTACACAGCGATACTCGGAGGTCCGAAAGAAAGTGGTGCAAGTGGAAACTCAGGAATCACCGCAAGCTTAAGCTTGAGGATGCCAAATTCCAACTTCGACGAACTACCCAAGAATTGTTTAAGGGTCAAAAGTTCGGAGTTGAGGAGATGGAAAAGCCGGTCTTTCCCTCTGGGTCTGCAAATTACAATCGCTCTCGCTCCAAAGGCGGGGGTGTAGGACACCTTAAAAGCACGATGGATAGCGGTAAGTACACCTTCGATATAAAACGAAGCTTCACCGAGGGAGAGTTTGTATTCTACGACAGAAAGACCGAAATTTACGGATCTCGTGGTTTGGATGAGTTCATTGAGCCGTCTGAGTCACTCGAGAAAGCAGGATACATTCTCAATGCAGCTGAACTGACTAGAATTTATAGTGTCTTCTATTGGGACACTTTTGAGCGGGCTCTTTTGGAGAGTCCCGAGGTCGAGGCGGTTGCACTACCGGAAGCATTAAAGATTCGGATCATCTCTAAAGGTCCACCTGAGACTTACTTCGTCCTCAAGTCCTTCCAAAAGTTCCTATGGGGTGTTTTACATAAACACCCCGCATTTGAACTTATTGGTACCCCCGTAACGGTGGAGTACATAGAAAGGATACTGGGCAAGAACGTCGGGTGGTTCAACAGTGGTGACTATAAAGCCAGTACAGATAACCTATACAGCTGGTGTTCCGAAGTGGTGCTGGAAACTCTCGGAGAAGTTTTAGATCTTCCACAACCCCTTCTAGAGTTGTCGAAGCGAGCATTAACAGGAC